CCGTCGAGGCCGGGCGATGGGTGAGCCGGGTGAAAGACGTTTTCCCCGGCGCCACCTTGACTGCGATCACTCCAACCAAACCGCCCGCCGACTGGAAAGCCGGCGACGCGCTGCCGTTCTGAGGAGAGGCCAAGATGGGCAAAGCCAGCCGAGACAAGGGCAAGCGCGGCGAACGCGAGGTGGCAGAGCTTCTGCGCGGCCACGGCATCCCCGCGCGCCGGGGCGTGCAGTACGCCGGCGGCAACGACAGCCCCGACGTGATCGGCCTCGACGGCGTCCACATCGAGGTCAAACGCAGCGAGACGCTGGCGCTGTACCCGGCGCTCGAGCAGGCGCTGACAGACGCGCGGCCGGGCGACATCGCCACGGTCTGGCACCGCCGATCGGGCCGACGCTGGGTCGTCGTGCTGCACGCCGAGGACTTCATCGCTCTGATGCGGACGTTGAGAGCAGGGAGCGCAGCATGAGCGGCGGGAGGGACACCATGAGCGCCGCCACCCTCATCGACCAGGCGTCCTGCATAGAGCGCGAGCGGCAGGCCACCTACGGCGACCCTGGAGAGGCAATGGCGGCCATCGCGGCCCGCTGGTCGATCACGCTGGGCCACCCCGTCACGCCGGCGCAGGTCGTGCTGTGCATGATCGACCTCAAGCTGACGCGCCTGGCGCGCGATCCCGGACACCAGGACTCGATCATCGATTTGGTGGGCTACGCAGCCATCCTGCACGACGTTCGGAAATGAACGCCGACCGCGAGCACCGCATCCGCGGCAGCCTTGAGCGGCACCTGCCGCGGCAGCCGGTGGCCAGCGAGACGCTCCGGCGGCTCGTCGCCGAGGCGCGCGAAGCCGGCGTGATCGTGTTCCTGAAGTCGGAGCTGGCCACGCTGGCGCCGGTCGATCGGGCCGTGATCGAAGCCGTGGCGGAACGATTCGCGAAAGGGAGCGGTTGATTATGGCGAAGCCGAAGAAGTCGAAGAAGATCCGGAAGCGCTTTGGTCGCGATGCCCTCGACTGGCAGGAGCTGCACAGCCCCACGGTCGAGATCGCGGTGGACGATCCCGAGGCCACGCGCAAGGCCAGACGCAACCTCACGCGGGTGCGCCAGTCCGAAGCGTGGCGCCACAACCGCCTGAGCGGCATGCAGCGCGACGCCGAGAAGGAGATGGAGTTCGCCTGGCGCCAGCGCACGGTGGGGCTGGGCGCTGCGGCGTCCAGGTACGGCGAGTCGCGTGGTGCCAGCGCTCGCGCCGATCTGGGATCGTCCGTCGACGCATCATGGCGGGAGTGGGTGGCACTGGCCCATCGGCGCCGCATCCTGGTCGAGGCCGTGGTCGACGTGCTGACGGAGCCGCGCTCATTGGCTGAGGTCGAGCATGACAGGCGGATGCGCAAGGGTGAGGCGTTCAGGAACTATGCGGCTGGCCTCGACCTCTGGTGCGAGGTGCGTGGCTGGATTCGCGGCCCTCGCATGGATCGCGGGCCGCACCTGGTCGCCGAGTCGCCAACTACAGCTTGACAAGGCGTGTCACTTGCCCCCCATATATGTGCTATTATCTGTAATTGCCACGACCACAGCCCGCCCGGTTCTCCGCGGCGGGCGTTTTCATGCGGTGCGCCATGGCCAAGCTCGCGATGCTTAAGCCTCGCGTCGCCACGATCGACACCAGCATCGCAGCACCGCCGCCCAAGCTCGTTGAGCCGTTCTACACCTCGCGGGCGTGGCTCGAGCTGATGGCCGGCATCAAGCGCGAGCGCGGTGAGAGGTGCCAGGACTGCGGACGTGGCCGCTGCCGCATCTTCGGCGACCACATCGTCGAGCTGAAGGACGGCGGCGCGAAGCTCGACCCACGCAATGTCCGGCTCCGGTGTGGCTCCTGTCATACCCTCAAGACCAACGCGCAGCGCGCGAAGCGGATGCGGGCCTGACCCCGCGCAACATTGTTGCGCGCGAAGGGGGGGGGGCCTCCAAAGTCTAAACCGCCGGGGAGCGCCAACCGCGCGGGGTCGCACGCAGAGGTTTTTTTCTTTCGCCCATAACCCCCAAAAGGGGCGCACGTCGGCCGACTCCGACCGTGAGGCATTATGACCGCTAAAACTGACAGATCGCGCCCTGTGGCCGAGAAACCGGCCCCTGCGGCGAAGTCTGGCCCTACCTGGCCGGCTGACTCCGTTGAACGCCGGCCCATCGCCAGCCTGGTGCCATATGCCCGCAACGCGAGGACTCATTCGGACGAGCAGGTGGCCCAGATTGCGGCCTCTATGCGTGAATGGGGCTGGACGAATCCGGTGCTGGTTGACGAGGACGGCGGCATCATCGCTGGGCATGGCCGCGTCCTTGCGGCGCGAAGCCTGGGTTATTCCGAAGTTCCCGTGATGGTGGCGCGCGGTTGGACCGAAGCGCAGCGGCGGGCATATGTGTTGGCGGACAATCAACTGGCGCTGAACGCCGGCTGGAATCCGGAGCTGCTGTCGGTGGAGTTGACGGGCTTGGCCGAGTTGGGGTTTGACCTCGACCTCCTGGGCTTTCCCGACCTCGACATGCTGATGGCGGACAAAACAGATGGCCTGACTGATCCCGACGACGTGCCAGAGACGCCAGCCGATCCTGTCACCAGGCTGGGCGATGTCTGGGTTATGGGCAGGCATAGGATTGTCTGCGGCGACTGCACCGACCCGCTGGTGGTGGACAAGGCGCTCGCCGGGGTGAAGCCGCACCTGATGGTCACGGACCCGCCGTATGGGGTGGAGTATAACGCTGACTGGCGGACGACAGCCCGCAATGGTGACGGTTCGTTGCTTTCAACGGGGAGCGGCCGCGCGAAAGGCAAGGTTGAGAACGACGGGCGTGCCGACTGGCGCGAGGCGTGGGCTCTGTTCCCCGGCGATGTGGCCTATATTTGGCACGCAGGGAACAAGGCTCACATCGTAGCTGAGAGCTTGATCGAAACAGGCTTTGATATCCGGGCTCAAGTTATATGGGCCAAGTCGAACCTTGTCATTGGGCGCGGCCACTATCACCCGAAGCACGAGCCCTGTTGGTATGCCGTGCGCAAGAGCGCCACCGGCCATTGGGCAGGCGACCGCAAGCAGACCACCCTCTGGCAGATCGACAAGCCGCAGAAAAGCGAGACGGGCCACTCTACCCAAAAGCCTGTCGAGTGCATGAAGCGCCCGATAGAGAACAACAGCAGCCCCGGCCAAGCCGTCTACGAGCCCTTTAGCGGTTCCGGCACCACCATCATTGCAGCCGAGATGACGGGCCGCAGCATACACGCGATCGAGTTAAATCCGGCCTACGTCGATGTGGCCGTCATGCGCTGGCAGGAGTTTACCGGCGAGCAGGCAAAACTGGAATCAGATGGCAAAACCTTCAACGACATCAAAGCCGCGAAATAAGGGCGGGCGCCCGTCGCACGCGCCGACGCCGCAGAACCGCGCGATGGTCGAGAACCTGTCCGCCTTTGGCGTGCAGCAGGAAGACATCGGCAGGATGCTGGGCATCACGCCGCCGACGTTGCGTTTTCACTATTTCCAGGAGATCGAGCTTGGCGCGCTGAAGGCTAACGCCAAGGTCGCGCAAAACCTGTTTCGGATCGCCTGCAAAGAAACCCGCGAAGGTCTGGACGCCGCGAAGTTCTGGCTCCGCATGCGCGCCGGCTGGTCTGATCCGGCGGCGGTTCGCCCCGAGGGCGATGTTGTCGGCAAGAAAGCCGCTGCGGAACAGAACGCCAAGACGGCGCACGAGGGCACGGAGTGGGATAGCCTGGTCCAACACTGATGGCGGCGCACTGGTCTTTCGCGGTTCCTGATTGGGCGGCGCGGATCGAGGCGGGGCAGTCGCTACTGCCGGCGCTGCCGATCGACCGGAGCGAGTATAACCGGGCGACATCGATCTTCGACAAGCTGCGACTGCCAGACGTTTCGGGCAAGCCGGCGCTGAAAGAGGCGAGCGGCGAGTGGTTCCGCGAGATCGTCGGCACGGTGCTGGGCTCGGTCAACAAAGCGACGGGCGAGCGCCAGGTGCCGGAGCTGTTCCTGCTGGCGCCGAAGAAGTCGAGCAAGACGAGCTATGGCGCGGCCTTCATGGTGACGGCGCTTCTGTTGAACGACCGGCCACGAGCCGAGTTCCTGTTAATTGCGCCATCACTGGCAATTGCTCATCTCGCGTTCACGCAAGCGGTCGGCATGATCGAGGCCGACGAGTCGGGTTTCCTGTCGCGCCGGATGCACGTCCAGGAGCACATGCGGAAGATCACCGACCGGCGGACGAAGGCATCGCTGGCAATCAAGACTTTCGACGCAAGCATCCTGACCGGCATCAAGCCGGCCGGCGTGCTGCTCGACGAGCTTCACGAAATCGCGCGCAGCCCGGCGGCGGAGAGGATCATCGGGCAAATCCGGGGCGGCATGATCGCCATCCCGGAGGCGTTCTTTGCGATGATTACGACGCAAAGCGACCAGCCACCGCGAGGCGCGTTCGCCTCCGAGCTTCGAAACGCACGCGGCATCCGCGACGGGCGCACACCCGGCCGCACGCTGTCGGTGCTGTACGAGTTTCCCGAGCGCTTCATAAAGGACAAGGCCATCCCGCCGGCTTGGAAAGAGCCGAAAAACTGGTGGATGGTGACGCCCAACCTCGACAAGTCGGTGACGCTGGCGAAGCTCGAGGAGATGCTCGAGCGTGCCGAGCGCGACGGCGACGGCGAGGTCATCCGCTGGGCCTCGCAGCACCTCAATATCGAGATCGGCCTGGCGCTCGGCTCCGACCGCTGGGCTGGGGCCGATCACTGGCAGGCAGCGGCGGAAACGACGCTCACCCTCGACGAGCTTCTGACACGCTCCGAAGTGGTCGTGATGGGCGCGGACGGCGGCGGCTTGGACGATTTGCTCGGCCTGGCGGTGATGGGCCGCGAAAAGAAGACCGGCCGGCTGCTGCTGTGGTGCAAGGCGTGGGCTTACAAGTCGGTGCTTGAGCGTCGCAAGGGCGAGGCATCCGTACTGCGTGATTTCGAGAAGGCGGGCGACCTCCGCGTGATCGATCGGCTGGGCGACGATATGGACGACCTCACGGAGATGGCCGAGCAGGTGCTGGCGAGCGGCAAGCTCTACAAGGTCGGCGTTGATCCGGCTGGAGTGGGTGGCATCATCGACGCTCTGGGCGAGGCCGGCATCAAGGGCACCGAGGCCGGCGGCATGATCCAGGGCATATCGCAAGGCTGGCGATTGAGCGGCGCGATCAAGACGATGGAGCGGGCGCTCGCCGATGGCTCGCTGATACATGGCGGCCAGCCTATGATGGCCTGGTGCGTCGGCAACGCGAAGGTCGAGCCGCGCGGCAACGCGATCATCATCACGAAACAGGCCGCTGGCTCGGCGAAGATCGATCCGCTTATGGCGAGCTTCAACGCGATCTCGCTCATGGGCATGAATCCGCAAGCACGCGCCGGCGCCACCATCACTCTGTTAGATTGAGGCCGCCGATGTGGAATCCGTTTCGGCGGCGCGAGGCCAAGAGCAACGCGCTCGACCTGCTGCGCGAATACCTGGTGACGGGCGGGCAGTCGGCGAGCGGGCAGAGCGTGACGTCGGAGCGTGCGCTGGGCGTCACTACGGTGATGAGGTGCGTGACGTTGCTCGGCAACGGCTGCTCACAGATCCCTTTCAAGCTGTATCGCATAAGCAGCGACGGCAAGAGCCGCGCGGTGGTAACGGATCACGCGGTGTCGAGGTTGATCGCGCGCCGCCCGAACGGATGGATGACGCCGAGCGAGTGGCGGCGAACGATGACGATGCACGCCGCCATGGCGGATTTCGGTCTGTCGATCATCACGCGGGCGCCGTCGGACGGCCGACCGCTTGAATTGCTGCCGGTCCGGCCGGACTGGATCACCTGGAAGCAGGGCGACGACTGGAAAATCACCTACACGGTCACATGGCCGAACGGCACGCGCGACACATACAGCCAGCGCGACGTGTTCGTTTTGCGCGGGCCCTCCTGGGATGCGGTCAAGGGCCTTGGCGCCCTTCGCTACGCGCGCGAAGCCATCGGCCTGCGCATGGCAGTCGACGAGGCGCAGGCACGGCTGTTCGCCAACGGTGCGCGGCCGGGCGGGATCCTGACGGCCAAGGCACCGCTCAACGATGAGCAGCGCGCGATGGTCAAAGCGGCCTGGCAGGCAATGCACGGTGGCAGCGGCAACGCCGGCAAGACCGCGCTACTGGAGGGCGACCTCGAGTTCAAGTCGCTGATGCTGGACAACGTCGACGCCGAGACAATGGCGCTGCGGGGGCAGCAAATCGAGGACATCTGCCGCGGATTTAATGTGTTCCCGCAGATGGTGGGCCACAGCGGCGACTCGGCGCCGACCTTTGCCAGCGCGGAGCAGTTTTTCATTCAGCACGTCGTGCACACGCTCTCGCCCTGGCATGTGGCCTGGGAAGAGGCGATGTCGACGC